TGCAGTAGTGTTTTCTCACTAAAGCACACTCTAAAAGTTCAAGGCTCGTAAAAGTTTCGCCATTTGGAAGCTCCAAATGGGTACATAAAACCGAGTCTTAAATACTTTTGGAGCTGCATTAGCTACCTAAGTCATAGATCACCTTGCAAAATATGACTACACTGTACGTGTCACCCATCATCGACCTAAGTCTAGGGCACATGACCCCAGTGTAGCCATCTATGACTACACTGGAGTGGGATCAGCAACTGTCCAGAGGATAGGAGTTGATATGAAGAAGAACATTGTAAAATCTGTTCCTGCTCCCACGTAACACTCTATGGTACTGCTTAAAGAAGCAGAATCCTTTGCAGGATTGATAACCATATTCATAGCGTATGAGCGGTAGAGAGTCTCATCCACAGCAACACCCTGATAATTGGTGGTCTGGGTGCCACAAAACTTGTATGGATAATAGTGGGGACATTCTACTGAAATACCTGTCTGGGTGACCTGGTTTGCCAGGGTCATTCCTTCAAGGCCAGCATTGATGCTTCCAGCTATAAAAGCTTTGGATGCATTTCCATATGATGTGGAAAATGCAGAGTGGGCGAACGACGTCAGCTCAGTGCCAGCTGTCGCGTTCTTTCGAACAATCTGAATTGTGCTGAATAAATTTTCAGCTCTTGTGGTTACGTTGAAAGATCTCCGTATCGAGCCACGCATGGCAACGAAACAGGGTTGCATCCAGGTTATCGCGCTATGATTGGACCAACTAAAAGGTAGGTTGGTCGCCGCAAACCTGGAACTAGACGCCTGAGAGGGCGCATCTAACACATATCCGGGTGACTTGGGCCATTTAGTGAAACGAAATGACACAGTCGAATGATTTCGGGCCGTATTGACAGCTAATGTCCCAATTGGGATAATTCGCTCCAATATCTGTCTCCGATATAATGTTCGAAGAGACTTAACAGACTCTCCAATATACATTAAATTGGATTCAGGTATATACGATCCTGGTTTTCCAGCAACGATCACATTGGTCTCCTCAGTGGTACTTACGGGACCTTGTGGGTAAACTGCAGAAGTTAAATTGGTAGCCGGGGATTCCGGATTAGTCAATTCAAAATTGTCAGCAGCACGCACAAAGACCATAATACCAATAGAAGCCAAATCAGTGGGTCCAGATAATTCATTCTGAACTTTAACCACTATCTGACCATTGTTGAAGGTGCCAGTTCCAGTTTCAGTGGATGTACCTTGCAACGGTTCAGTGTAATTGATCCATTTGCTGGACCATAACTTCGAGTTGTCTTTATTCAAAGTTAAATAATGACGAGCTTGAAGATATGGGATTCTGATAGAAACGTCCATTTCAGGAGTCAAATCCACAACCTGAGTAAAACTAGTTGTGTAAATGTCCGTCGTGGTTGCGACTCTAAACAGTGGGTCCCATGAGATAATTAAACGCCCTTTATGATATTGGGTGGAGACAGATTTAAAACGGAAAATAATATCTCCACGCCAAAATGTGAAGAGGCGAGAAACATGTCCCATGGGGGCATAAATGAAGCCAGTATTCGTGGACACCGCAGTGGGCACGTTGGCAGATTGACACACCATTGGCGTAATATTGGAAGAGAACAGAAATGTATCGGCATTATCTGTGCTTTTCCAAACAAAATAAGTCAAAAGAGACTCACGCTCACACAACTGCTTGATATCCATTTCATCAGTTGGTGTGAGATCCACAGTGGAAGGGTCAACAGACAATTCACACTTAGGATCAAGTGTCAAAATACCAGTGGGTTCCCTAAAATTCGGACAACTTATTGCATGAAAAGGTTCATTCTTGAGAGGCTGAACATTATCAATTACTGGGGGATTGGAGTAACCAAACAAAGAAGCTATTTTAGAAATAGCAGTTGCTCCAATTTCAGTAACTTTTGCAAAAGGCGCAAAATAGGGAATATTACTGGCTGCTCGGGCCATATTAGCAACTGCTGTTGCAGTGCTAGATATGGGAGCATCAGACCATTCACCAGAAGCTTTAGCTGCCTTACCACTCTGAACAGAGAGTTTTGTTGTAGCACCCGTCAATTTGACATTGGTGGCCCACGCGTAAACTTGGTATGTGATGCGGTAAGTGGCAGCTGCGTTAGCAGATCTAAGAGGTATGAGTTCCTGAAAGTTTAAAGTTCCCATAGCTTGAAGATCTGCTGCGCTAGTCACATCTAACCAGTTCTTGTAATAGAACCAAGGGCAAATAATCTCTCCAGCAGTGCTTGTTTGGGGAAAAACCCAGACATGGGGGCACTGTGAATTGGCTATTATACTCATGGGCCAAGCACCAATAGAATTGATGTTTGGATCGGGTATAGTGTGAAACGCTGGTAATGGTCGGTATGAAACTAAATGTGTCCCGTAGAGAAACGGAGACGCATTTACAATAATCTTAATATGCAGATCAGCTTGAATGAAAGCGAAATTATCAAGTTTTTTCTTTATATTAGAATTATTGAAAAAATCATACCACGGGTTGATAGTGAAATTGGAAAAAGCTCCCTCAGTCACTACTACACTACGCAACTTGACGGGACGGGATAGGAAATCCCCGAGAGAGGCAGCATTTATCTCATCTTGAGATAAAGCATTACCTCTATCTGGCATATCATATTTCATTTCGTCAGTACGTTCAACAAAGTGTAGATTTTGTTCGTCTTGAACCTGCTGAACAGCAGATTCAGCTGCTGAAGTTTCAACAGCTTGCTCGAGATTTATTTGAGTGGTTAAATCATCGAAAGCCACGTTGTTTGTGTTGTTATTAGCAACGTGTTTTCAACAGTGGGCGTACGTCATCGACACCACTGCGGGGAAGCTTTCTGAGTCCAGCCAACTCATCCCTAGAAAAGGATTTTGAGGATCGCTCCGGCAGGAACAGTGAGTCTGCGTTATCTCCTAAGTAACTATTTCTAGTATAAAGCTTGCCTTTTCGAAGGAAACAGGGATCATCATCACCGAGCAATTTTGGTTTGAAATCACTTTCATGACCTTTAGCTATAGGCCATTGAATTTTTACATCTTCCGATGATTCGAAGTAAAGTTGGCACAATTCGTCAAAAGTAGGAAGTGTTGAATCCGTTTTGTATTTATCCAAATTGCATTCAACTATAACCTCACTGAAAGCAGATCGAGCATGCTCAAACATCTCTTCTCCATACCAAAAGTACTCACGTATGGCAGAAGACATTATTGCTATTGCTTGCTCTTCTTCACATATCTCTTTGCTTCTAGTCCACATAACCAGTGATTTTTGTATTGAATCATGTTCAATGGGTGCAACAATTGAATTCAATATTGGATCGAAACGAAACTTTCTTTTCAAAAAAGTAGCTTCGTTTATATGGATATATGGTGTTGACTCAGTCAATTTGTCAGCCATGGTGTAAACTACACCAATAGAACTTAGAGCTTCAGAAATGGCTGTATGATTAAACCACGGGATTTTCTTGCTCACTCCCATAATATTATCATCACCATATGTCATAAGAGCTACATTATCACGGAAACTTCCAACTTCCTTATTGGGATTCAAAACATAGTACGCGTATCGAATGAGAAAAGAATTTGCGATCCCATTTATGATAACTGTCAAAGGGTGACCACTGGGATTGGTACCATAGAATTTAATAAGATCTCCAAAGTAATCTATCAAAGGATAAATTAGATCTTCAGTCAAACCGTATCGTATGGTTGTTTCTTCATCAGTAGCACCAGCATGTTTACACAACTTGATCAAAAGTTCATAAGCGTAAAACATGATGACTGAGTACATACTCTTATCATAATGAGAATAATCTCCAGCGATAATTTGATCTAGACCAAATTGAGTGAGGTATCCACTGAGATTCTCCCATTCTTTTGTTTGACATTTCATACCCGGACCACTCTCAAAAATAAAACGATTACGTTGTAAAAGTCTCACCGATGAGAGGAAATATTTGCGTACGACAATGTTGAAATCAACCGGCGAACTGAAAAAGACACGAGTTTTGCCGCATTCAGCTTTTTT